CTGCATGGAAAAAGGCAGAGAAAAAGGTGCTTGAATGTAAAAGCCCACCAAAGCCTTGGTATAAACCTTGGCATAAACCTAAACCTAAATGCAAATGAGTACATTTACAATTCAAAGTAAAACGGATACAACACCTTTAGATGGCCCTAATGATTTAAAGCCTGTTGTTAAAACGTCTTTCATGGTTAAAGCAGAAGACATAGAGAAAGCTGCTAAAGCATCTAAAGAAAAATCCAAAGAAAAATCCGAGTAAACCACTACATACTTATAAACAATGATTATCATCAAACCAATCCTAATGGCATTCTTAACTTCAAACGCAGTTAAGGAACTTGTTATCTCGCTGTTAGAAGCTTATGCAGAATCTACGGATAACACCATTGATGATCAAGCAGTATCACTAATCAAGAAAAACTTATTTCCAGGGCTTAAAGAATAATGACAACAGTTAGCAAAATACCAAGAAGAGCAGGAGAAGATCAATTCAATGAATTACATAAATTAGTAACTGAAGAGTTTTTAATCAGAATTAGAAACGGTGAAGCTACTACTGCAGACCTCAAAGCAGCAGCAGACTGGTTATACAAGAATGATATTACAGGCGTTGCCTTTGATGGATCACCTCTTGGTAAGCTAGCTGATCTTATGCCTAAAGTTGATTTTGATGCAGTACAAAAAGCGGTACATAGATAATGGCTCCCAAACGTCTTCCTCGTCATAAATTAAGAAGAAGTGCTCGAAATTACAGAGATAACCCCGCTTCCAGACTCAAAAAGAACGCAGCCCAACGAAGACGAAATAAACTCAAAATCAATAAGAAGTACCGAGCCGAACTTAACCGTGCCAGGCGGAAGGCTGGGCAATACGGTAAGGGCGGTAAGGATTTTTCACACACTAAACGAGGAACCTTAGTCCGAGAAAATGCTTCTAAAAACCGAGCACGTAATCGTAGTCGTAAATGACACCAGTACTTCCAACCTTTAAACACTATACTTACAACCTATTAGCTATGACTTCATCGGATGCAAAACGACTCTGGAGAAAAGCTATAAAGGAGGCAAACAATTATGAATGTATTTACTGTGGAGAGAAACATCATGAACATGATCTTACCATTGACCATGTACATCCCAGAACAATGGGAGGTACTAATATTACTTCAAACTGTGTTCCCGCATGTAGAGCGTGTAATCAAAGTAAAGGAAGTACAAACTGGATAGAATGGTTTCGGGCTAATTTTCCGCCCGATCCCTTTAGAGAAAACCGAATACTACAATGGATTCAATAAACGAATTTCTGAATCCGTCCGAATTGAAACTTGTTACGTTTCGTGAGATTGCCCGTAAGGTACCTAAACCGTTCCGATGGGCAATCGTTTGGATACTTTTAGAAATTGAACCTAAATACATAGCGTATAAAGCTAAAAAAGCTATAGATTTAGCTGTCAAACAGTACCATTGGTCCATGCCGACAGTTAAAATTAAAGCAAAATACAAAGAAGAACCCAGTGAAGTACTGGGATTAGACCAAATAAGCATCACCACTGAATATGAAAATCTTCCTTGATACCGCCGATGTAGAAGCTGTACATAAGCATTTATACACAGGCGTTGTAGAAGGTATTACTACAAATCCAACTCTTATCCGTAAAAGCGGGGAAGACCCTGAAGAGGTTTATAAGAGTTTAAAAAATCTAGGTCTTAATGACATTAGTATGGAAGTAGTAGGTACTGAATTGAATATGATCTATGAAGGTAAAAGATTACATCAAAAGTTTGGTAACGTAGCAACTATTAAAGTACCTTGTACTAGAGAAGGGCTTCAAGCTTGTAAACGATTACGAGAACAACAGATTAATGTTAATGTCACTTTAGTCTTTAGCGCAGCACAAGCATTATTAGCTGTTAAAGCAAATGCTAGTTATATATCACCTTTTGTTGGACGATTGGATGATAATTCATTTGATGGTATACAATTAATTAAAGATTGTGCCCATGTAACAATGTGTACAGATACACAGGTGTTAGCTGCTTCTATTAGAGATGTTAAAAGTGTAATGGAAGCTCATTATGCTGGTGCAGATATATGTACTATACCTCCGAGTGTATTAGATAAAATGTATCACCATGTACTTACAGAAAAAGGGATAGAGCAATTTGAAAAAGACTACAAAGAATACAATAGCAACACAGCTAAAAAGTGACTTTAGGTTCTTTTTAACTGCTGTATGGACACATTTAGCACTACCTCAACCTACTAGGGCACAACTTTGTATAGCAGAATACTTACAAACTGGTCCAAAAAGGTTACAGATACAGGCTTTTAGGGGTGTAGGTAAGTCTTGGATTACTGCAGCTTTTGTATTATGGACATTATTTAATGATCCTAATAAAAAGATCATGGTTGTATCGGCATCTAAGGATAGAGCCGACTCGTTTTCTATATTTTGTCAACGACTTATCCTGGAAGTACCCTGGATGAGCCATTTAAAACCTAAAAACGATGATCAAAGATGGTCAAGAGTCTCATTTGACGTTGGCCCAGCTGCACCTCACCAAGCTCCTTCTGTCAAATCAGTTGGTATCACTGGGCAGCTTACTGGAAGCCGTGCTGATTTAATGGTTCTGGATGACGTAGAGGTACCAAATAACTCTATGACAGAACTACAAAGAGAAAAATTACTTCAATTAGTAACTGAATGTGAATCAATACTTACTCCAAAGAAGGATTCCAGGATTATGTTCCTTGGAACTCCTCAAACTACCTTCACAGTTTACAATAAACTACGTGAAAGGAACTATAAACCGTTTGTATGGCCTGCTAGATACCCCCGAAAGGTGGCTATGTATGATGGCCTTCTTGCACCACAGTTAGAAGAGGATTTAAATACTGAAGATGACCTTGCGTGGAAGCCAACGGATAGCCGATTTAAGGAAGAAGATTTGCTGGAACGTGAATCTGCTATGGGTCGTAGCAACTTTATGTTGCAGTTTATGCTCGACACTTCTCTATCTGATGCAGAGAAGTTTCCACTCAAGTTTGCTGACCTTATTATTAACCCGGTCAATCCAGATACAGCACCCGAAAACATAATATGGTGCTCTAGTAAGGATAATCTGATTAAAGATTTACCTTGTGTAGGACTTCCAGGAGACTATTATTACAGTCCAATGCAAGTTCAAGGTGAATGGCAACCGTATAGTGAAACTATCTGCAGTGTAGACCCTTCTGGAAGGGGCACAGATGAGACTGTAGCATGCTTTATTTCCCAGTTGAATGGTTTGATGTATCTACATGAAATCTACGCCTCTACAGACGGTTATTCAGACAAAACATTATTAGCTATTTTAGCTAAATGTAAAAAATATAAAGTATCAACTTTACTTATTGAAAGTAATTTTGGTGATGGCATGGTAGCTGAATTATTTAGAAAACATGCTATTAATAAAAATGTACCAATTAACATAGAGGAAACTAGAGCTAATGTCAGTAAAGAAGATCGCATCATTGACAGTCTTGAGCCTGTCTTTAATCAGCATAGGTTGGTGGTTGACCCCGCAGTTATTAAGTGGGATTATGAATCGGGTGCTGAGAGGCCAACTGAATCTCGATTCCAATATATGCTTGGATACCAAATCTCCAGGATGTGCAGGGAAAAAGGGGCTGTCAAACACGATGACAGAATCGATGCCCTTGCCCAAGGCGTCAAATGGTTTACAGATGCCCTCGCCATCTCAGCCTCTGCCGTAATAAAAGACAGAAAAGACCAAGAATGGTTAGATCACTTAGAAGCTTGGATGGATGATCCTCAATCAGAGGCTAATCACCTTGTTTTAGGTATGGATTATTTACAACGTAAGCAAGCACGAGGTACCACCAAATCCCGCATCCCTACTTGGGTTTAATTCAACCACTGCCTTATACACGGGGAAGTGGTGCTCCTCGTGCGTGGAAACAGCGGTCAAATAGAAGGGGAAGACAACATATTCCCCTTCACTATATCGAACATAGGCGAAGCTTCGATCCACTATAAATGAAAAGATTATTATTAATTCTACTACTATTAAGGATAATAGGACCAGTAGGATTTGCCACCTATATATACCTACAGCACGATGGGAACAACACTACAACAACAGATATACCAATCACTAATCAAACACGGTGAATGGTTAGATCCAGATGGCTTAATTAAAATAACAGCTGATCTCTCTGAGTCTGGAGGTAAATTTATTGATGCTACAAATGAATGGATACCTGATATAGATTTTTTATCTATTGATGTCCTGAAACCTGAAGCTGAAACCGCTTATAAAGGACGTGCGGGGATTTCTAAGTTAAGAAGAAAGTTCAATGAAGTTAGATTTGCTTTACCTGAAGGTACTTACCGTTTACATGCGGATGATACTGTAAAATCTAAATTATATGAAAAATGGTTCAAAAATGATCCATTTGTTAAAGTTGGTGATACAGCAGGTAAAAAACATAGAAAAACTGGAGAGTTTATAAAATATAATGTATTAGATCTTACTGTACCTGAAACGTTAATACAAATAGGTAATCACCAAGATACTGCTCGAGTGGTTTATCTTAGACCTACTACCACTCAAGGGCATCAACATGCTAGAATGCTTGAAGAATCTTATCAAGCACTTGGTACTGACGGTAGAGGTTTAAAACCTTACTATTTAGGAGAAGATGGTCAATTAGCTTATTTTAAAAAAGGTAAGTATAAAGGTACTACAGCTAATCCACAAGGTCTAGGATTTGATAAAATAGCAAAGCATCGAGGAAGGTCTTTACGTTATGCTGGGAGGAAAACTGGTGCAACTCCCGGTTTTGATGAGTTATTTACAACTTTGAAAAAACAATTCCCTGGAGTACCAGATGAGGAACTTACGAGCTTTACTGAAATTTATCAAGCTATGAATAAAGGTGAGATAGATTCTTTAACAGCTAAACGAGCTATGAGTAATGTTAAATTACATGGCGATCATAGTATTGCTTTATCTCAAGGGGGTTTAAATTGGTATAATAATCTTAGAAATATTCCTGCTGAAGAAAATTTAAGGAAAGGTGCTAGTAATACATCTGAAGCATATAATCTAGCTAAAGGTATATCTGAAAATCGTGGAGCAACTATAATTGGTGGATTGAGTACACCTATCGAAAATCCTAAAGTAACTAAACATCTGGGAAAATATATAGGAGCTACACTCTTAGGTGCACCTTTAACTGGTCTCCTCGGTACAGGAGTTAAAGCAGCTACTAGAATTGCTTCAGCACTCCCTGGAGAGTATGCTACATTCGGCTTATGGAAGGGTTTAGATGTCGCTGTAGCTAATTGGTCTAGGCAGGATTATAATGAAGCTCTTAGACAGTATGAACTAGATCCTTCTGAAGAGAAAAAAGCTAGTTTAGATTATGCTACAAGAGCTTTAGGTTTTGATACTGGTAGTATATTTGATCCTACTATGACTTCTGATATTGGTGGTATCGCTAACCTTTTATCACATCCTGGACTTCAAAGAGCATTAGGCACAGATAAAACACCACCTGAAAGTACTTATATATCTGATTGGAGATACGATTAATTATGACCACTCACACTAAACCACCAAGACAGATTAAACAACGATATTACTACATATTCTGGTCTATAGCAACTCTAGCAGTTGTTGCAGGCCAGATTTATGTTGCTAGTAGTTATCGTGGACTAGCGGAGGCACTAAGACAATCGCTACTATAAAGACAGAGAAGCTGTTGAAGATATATATGAAGGCTCAGGAGTGTACAACACGTAAAAAGGCACAAAAGCTGATTAAAAAGCACACCAAACGTATTCGAAGGTTGTCTGTATTGAACGACCATTAAATTTTGGTATAATTTTCTGAAGGGTATTTACTACGCCGTAGGAAATAAATTCCCCCGTGGGGGTACCACGAAGTGTGTTGAGGCACTAACCGGGGTCACCATCACGGGTGTATCATTTGTTACATCCCCGAGAGGTGCTGCGTGGGGCTTTTCGGGGGGTTAGGGGGTATTGTTACGGATTCTTAACAATCTGTTGACGTGTCTCCTCGACATGCTATAGTAAGTACATCGAACAAAGGACAAGGAACACGACCTTATAACCTTATTCGATAGAGTGTTACTAATTATTAAGTAAGACTTGACATCAGCCACAACTCAGGCTATATTGAGTACATCAGTCGGGAACCACACCGACTCTAAATCAACAGATCATGGTACTAGTTAATCAGTCGAGGCGGGAGCCTAGCGTGTTGGTAGCACGTGACACCGGAGGGACATTGACTGACCCGGGAGACTGAGGAAGACGCCGCATGGATTAAACCATCGGTGAGCATGTATGAAGTTGTTTGAAGTGCTAATGTGCAAAGACAGTATTAGGTGCAAGCCCTAACATTAGCCTTTGTATATTATTACAAATCATGAATGATCTTAAACCATTCTTTAATGGATGTGCTATGCTTAGTTCATCCGCAGCCAAAGATGAGGCAGTCATGGCTATGTTAGAGTCACAACAGGCTCAAGGCTGGCCAGTATCTTCAGGCTTTGGTAATCATCAAACTATTGATGAACTGATTGGGTCTTCACCTAGGTTCAACTCCTAGGGTCAGTATTACCTCACACTGAGTGAGGTTATTATTTCAAATGACATCAACATTCATTGCAATCGATGCTGAACTTCTTGAAGAAGTCATGGTTGAAGTATTTGATTCTCCTGTATGGGATAAGATCGAAGACTACAACCCTGAAATCAGAGAGCAAGCTGAGCTATTCTGTAAGGAATTAAATGACATTGGTATTACAAATTGTGAAGATTGGCAAGACCGTTTTTATGGTATGCATTTATGCAATACACGATTTCTTGAGGACATGCTAGAAGATATCGGTGAACTGCAGGATATACCTACAGGCATTGTGATTGACTGGGAAGCCTCATGGGAGCGTAACTATCGCCATGATTTCAATGTGATACCATGTGGTAAGTACAATTGGTACTTCCACAACAGCTGATTGGATGTAGGTAGGGTTCAATTCCCTACCCAGCTATTGACTCACAATGAGTGAGTCTATTAATCACATGAACTTCAAACAAAGTAGATTCAAACTGCTACCTTCAATGAAGTGGAGAAGTAGTGAGTGGGTTAAGTACATCTTACCTGATGTAAAGAATGGTACATGTTTACTTGAAACTAAAGATGGAAATCTTTATGAGTATACAAATGTATCAAGACGTGCTATGCTTAACTTAAGGTTTAATCC